CAAGCGTTCTACCAGACTGAACTACACTCCGTAATGTACTATTCCAACAATTGGAGATGCTGGATAACCATCCAGCATATTTGTACCATTACACTCTACGAGAGAATCCAAAATGGGACTCTCTTCTTCAGTAGTGGAGATCACTTCACCAGTGAAGCTACCCTCCACATCAAATACGAAATATTCATCCATACTAATACTCAAGGTTTTCCATATTAACAACAAATTCCCTATCAAGACAATCATCAAGACTTGAAAATAAACATTCTTCTAAGATATCAAGTCTATCTAACAGTTCTTCATCCCTAACATCATCCCAATATGAAGGAGGTTTTGGATTATCCCTATCAGATTTCTTATACAGAAGAGAAACAAGGTTACTCATTTCTAAACGAATCTTTTTAGGACTCATACCCTTATATGTGTTCTTATTTGACAGTCTCATACACAATCTCCAAAGGAGGTTCACATTTAGGAAGGGACTTATTTCCCTCTCCCAACCAATCAGTCTATAGTATCTCATATCGTCAAACCTTTGTCAAGTCTTTTTTTTCAAATAACTGCTTTGAGTATATCCTTTCCATGAGATCTCTTTAACTTTAATAGTCCTCGTTTACGTTTTCGATTTGCTTTATTGAAATTCATTCTAGTAGCTCTAGTTCTAAAATCAATACCATTCATATGATCCATCTCATGTTGAAAAATTCTACATACCAATCCTGTAAAATTATCATTATGTATCGACTTATTTTCATCCTCAAATTGAACATAACAAGTATCGGGTCTGTATATCTTAATAAACAAGCCGGGGAATGATAAACACCCCTCTTCAATTGGGATTTGAATCTCCGATTCACTTATGATCTTTGGATTAAAACATGGGACATAATTATCATTGTCTCCAAAGACAAACATCCTATATGGAAGTCCAACTTGATTAGCTGACAATCCAATTCCACCATAATGTTTCATGGTTTCGATCATATTGTCGAGAAGTTCTTTACGATCCGTCTTGTCACTATCAACAAATTCTGGAAGTTCAGATTGTACTAACGGATGTTTTGGGTCTAGTAATTTATATATCATAGGTTTTAATTCTCCTGTATTTGGGTCAATTCGTTCCATAAAATGTTCAACTGGGTCAAACCGTTTTGTCACATTTATTTTGTTCATGATTCATTTATTCGGCTAAAGTTTTGCTGTTTTTCAAACTTAATGATACTATTAAATTTATCAAACAGCACATCTCCTTTGTGAGAAATCACAAAGATATTTTGACTCTCTAAACTATTGAGAATCTTCAAAAAGTCATCAGTTCCAGATGCATCTAAACTGGAATCAAATACCTCATCCATGATGAGTAGATTAGTATTGGTTGAATTTTTCAACCTCGCAATCTCTCTCCATGTAAACATTAAAGCCAAATCAATCCTCATCTTCTCACCCTCTGAAAATGATGCATACGAAAAGTCATCTCTATACCGTGACTTGATCGTTTCCTCAAACTGATCATTCAGATGAAAGTTCACATAGAAGTCCAGAACACCCAGATATTTCTGAATTGTCTGGTTCATCACAGGAAGGTATTGTTTGATGATTTTTGACTTTATCCCTGTATCATGCAACAAATTCTTGCAAATGTCAAGATAAAAAGTATCCTCCTTGAGCTCCTTAGTTCTGTCATCCACCTCTTGTAAATTAAGCTTAAGGCCTTCAATTCGTTCTTTCAGAGCTCCTATATTCTCTCGTTCATTAGATAGTTGATCCAAATCTTTCTGACACTTCTCAATCATACTTTGCAAGGCTTTCATTTCAGCATTATTATTTTGCAGTTCAGCTGATAATTTATTCAATTCAGCAAGCTCAGAATTAACTCTCTCCAACTCTGTTTCCATCTCTCCCATTGCATTTTGATACTTCTGGGACTGATCCAAGAGTTCTGAATTTCTGAGTTTCTTGAAGGCCTTCTTAATGGGTTGTTCACATACTGGACAATCATCATTCTTAACAAAGAAATTCCTTTGTTTGTCCACCTCTGACTTCTTGGTTCCCACCTGAGTTCTCAATGTCTTTAATCTACTGGAATCAGTTTCAATGTCAAGTTTATGAACCAGAGCTGCACTGAGTTCTTGATTTCTTATCGTCTTCTCTTGTTTGGTTTCATTGTATCTATCTTTCTCTTCAGTCAATCCCTTAATGCGATTCTCAGAATCCTTCTTCAATTTTACTAAACCCAGCTCCTCATATTCCAATTTACTACTGTATAAACCCTCTTCCAACTTCAGATCATTCTGTTCTTCTGATATAATCTTGTATTGTTGTTTGAGTAGTAAATTCATAATAGAGAAAATCTTGATATCAAGGATATCCTCTACCACCTCTCTACGGTGTGCCGTAGATAATTGCATAAAAGGAATGAAACAAGATGACCCCAAAATCACAACCTGAGTAAACGACTTGTAATTCAATTTAAGAATCTGATCTTCAAGAATCTTCTGGAAATCTCTTGAGTGAGCCTCTTGATCCATTGGTTCACCATTCCTTATGATATCAAAATTATTTGGTTTGATGCCCCTATAAACCACAAACTCATTGGTTCCTATGGTAAATGTCACCTCTACCTCTGCACCCTTGGTATTGATAGAATTTACCAACTGATTCTTTTTGATAGGACGATATGGTTTTCCAAACAAACCAAAACAAAGAGCATCCAGAACTGTTGATTTTCCAGCTCCATTCTCTCCGATTATTAATGTTGTTTTGGATCTATCTAAGAATACTTCCGTGGGATTATTGCCTGTGGAAAGGAAGTTTTTCCACTTTACCGATTTAAAATATATCAAACCTCTAAGTCTCCTGCTGAAACGTATAACGATTTCAATTTATTTTTAATTCTACTCTTATCTAATTTCGTATCAATTTCTTCTACATATCTGTCCAGTAATGACAATGTATCCTGAGATTCATTGATTATATCATCATGTACAAATTCGGAGCTTAAGTCTGAAAAGTCTTCAACTACTTTTAGATCATGAACTGAAATTTCCTTGTACAACTTATCCAAAAATTTGTCATACTCATAGAAGTTTTCTCTGTTTTCTACAAATACCTTAACATATTTTTGATCATATTTTGTAATATCTATGTTACCATAATCCACCTTAGTGTCATCATAACGTATCTTTTCAAACATGATCTGTTCATTAAGAATAAACTCCAATTCCCTAGATTTTAGGTCAAATGTATGAAACCCCTTTGGATCTCCTGCATCTCCCCAATTCATCTCATAAGGACACCCCAGATAGTTTATATGACCGTCTGTAGACCTTTTATGAAAATGGCCGCTCATTACCATGTCAAAGTTGTTGAAAAGAGATTTCTCATATCCACCATCTGATACGATACCAGAATGCATCTCAAATCCCTTAACTTCTAGATGACCCATTGCAATCTGAGCTCCTGACTGTTTCAGAAGTTGCATAGTATCTGCATGATTATCAGCCGTGATCCAAGGTATCATTGCAATTGGAAGTCCGTTAATTTCACGAACTTCTGGTTTGTCAATTATATACCATGCATTAGATTCACCAGGCAATCTCAACTCTTGATAACAATTCACCTGTAAAGTGTTCTTATAGTAGATATCATGATTACCCACTATAAACCACACAGGTAAATATGTCTCTAATAGTCCTCCTATGAACCTCTTCCTGAAATCCATAGAAGTCTTGTAATTTACATATTTCCTACGATCTAAACAGTCTCCTAAATGGACTACCCCACATATCTCATCAATATGATCTATAATATAGGGAAAGAACTGATTCTGATAAAAATCATAGAAAAAATCACTAAACACCTGGCTATCATTACGAGCTCCAAAATGAGTATCAGTAATAAGTACTAACTTACTCCCTCCACTCATTTAACTCCTCGCATTTCTTCATCAACGTAGTCCTCCAACCAGACCTTACCACAGCCCACATCGGAGTCCTCAATGGTATCTTCAACCTTGGCTAGGGTTTCTTTCGGTATACCTTTAGTATACTCCTTGATCAATTTATCAACTTCTTTCACATACTGTTTAAATGTCATTATAGCTCCTCTATGAAATGTTCGACACCTTTTTTATTATTTTTTTTCTTCTTTGTAGGAAATTGTTCCTTTGGTAAATTATCCTTCAAAAAAGAAATATATGTATTATCATATACTGCATCATCAAAATCCATAGTCTCATGGGTTTTCAATGTATCGCTATCAATCATCTTCTGTTTGATCGACTGCTGTTTTTTCTCTTTGGTTATCCTACGGAGAAAGGCGTAGTAAATAATTTGAGTGAAATACGCAAAAGGATTCTTGGATTTCTCTGGATTAAAATTCTTCGCATATTGAATGCAGTTTTCAATCCCATCTCCTATCATCTCCTCACGGTAAGTATAGTTTATAAAATTAGGCCTATACGATAAATGCGTTGCTATTTTATAGAAACACTCACCTATGTATTCGGGTATGGGGGGAATTAATTCTCCTTCAGACTCGGCCTCATTGACTCCATCTTTCCATACCAACATTGCAGCTAAAAACTCCTTATTATCCACATAATGTGGCTTTTTAGGTTTTTCACTTGTACCCATATTATACTCCTTTAAAATTGAAATGTCAAGTCTTTATTTTTGTCTTGACTATTTGAAAAATACCATGTATACTCTGTATGTTGGGTTTCAAGTTAAATCTTTACCTTATGGATTTCGTAATCGAATTCCTCTTGGTTATAGATATTGATCCTCTCAACAAAGTGTTTAATGGTGTGATTCCGACCATCGAAATCATCAGCTATGTCATACAATTTAGCAGACACTTTACTATCGTGTAAACGCAATCCTCTACCTATTGATTGTAAATTTCTAATACGAGACTTATAAGGACTAGCGAAAATGATGTTATGAAGATTCCTAATATTGACGCCAGTACTGAATACACCGAAACTGGCCACAAGAATTCGTCCCTCAGACTCTTCTGTAAGTCTTCGTACTCCTTCTCTTGTATCTGTATCAGTTGCCCCGTAAACCAAGTGTACATCATTTGTTTTCTCCTTGATTAGTTTGTATAATAACTTTCCATGTTTTATTAACGAAAAAAGGACGAGCGTGTTGCCCGTTTGATCCAAGCTTAAATTTCTAATCAAATTATTTCTCTTGGGATGCCCAGTTATATACTTAATTTCATCTTGATATTTCCTTATTATACACTCTTCTTTTGGATAAGTCAAGACAATTCCTGATACTTTTATATCAGAAAGTTGTTTCTTATCAATAAGTTGTCTGGTGGTAGTAACCTGTTTTACTGGCCCAAACAACCCCTCTAATACCAATCTATGACTTTGAGTATCACTTAATGTGCCAGTCAGTCCATATTTGTACTCACATCCTGTAGTTTTATGCATGATCTTCTTGAGAGAATCTGCCTTGAAAGTATGAGCTTCATCTCCAAAGATCACTCGAAATTTATCAAAATAAGACTTCGGTTGTTGGTATAGAGATTGCCAAGTTGAAATATAACAAAATTTATCTGATACCTTTTCCTTCCCTGCATAAATTCTATGACAGTAATAATCTGAATTCCATCCGTAATCCTTAAAATCTGAGAACATTTGTTCCACTAACGATGTTGTGGGAACTAATAAAAGAATATTATTATGACCATTATAGGTATCCTTAATTACCTGTTGATAATATCTGATTAGGATGTAAATGATTAAAGACTTACCCGATGCAGTAGGACTAACAAGCAAGGAACGGCCAGTTCTAATGGAATGGTGTACAGCATCAACTTGGTAGTCTCTAGCTTCAATGGGACAACCCAACTTGGATATGAACGATTCGACATTTTCTCTGTATAGTTGAAGAGGTGACCAGGCGCCACCTGTTATGGAATAGGATCTATTTTCTGCAAATTCTTTGATATAGATGTATAACCCACAGTAAATTTGGTTAGTCCTAGTATCAAATAATCTTATCTTACCATCCCAAAACCTATTTTTATAGGCTGCCATAAACTTGGCCTCTGGGACATCAAAACTGAAAAACTCATTCAGTTCCCTCGCAATACTCCTCTCACACTCCACTTGAAGATAAACCTCATTCTTCTTATGAAGTATAATATCACACTCCTGCCTCAAATTTTCTCCACTCAATGGCATTCTTTATCTGAAAAGATCGATTTGAAATAGATTTAACGACCTCTTGAAGATAATCTACCACTGTTTCATAATATTCTAATTTTCCTTTTAATTCTCTAATATTATCATCAGCATCAATAAAGGTATCAACCTGAGCTTTGGTTTCTAATCTAACAGGAAATGGATTTTTTTGATAATGATCATCTCCAGCTTTTCCTGCATAATGAATCCACTTATCCCTTTTCAGAATGGAATATTCTCCCTGTGTTTTTTTAAGAAGTAAGGAATGCTCTGTTAGGAGCTGAAGATACTTGGAATGAAGGGATGGGATACGTAAGGACTCAATATCTAATTCCAAGTCATTGATCTTGAGGTCTTTCCTTACTTGTTCCTGTATTTCAGTTAGTGTCATAATAAAAAGTCAAAGATGAGTCGCCCAAGGCACCCTAGTATGTTGTCGCACATTTATCGAGTGGACTGATTTATCGGAAAATCTGTCTGGGCGACTCAAAACTATTTATGTCGCTGTTTCAAACTCGTAATACATAAATCTAAAAGAAGCATCTACTCTTATATATTCAATATCACCAGAATCAACCATCATATCTATTCCTCCCAAACTGGTAGGAAATAGATCCTTAAAATGAATAAAAACTTTTTCAATATTTTTTGAATTATAAAAAATCATGGTTGCATCAGAATAGATAGGGGTTTCTGATGGTGTAGGGTTATCTCTAGGGCCCCCATCTGGTGGTGCAGTTAGCAAAACTTGTCTTGTAGCCCCTGGCAAAGTTGGATTGAGTTTACTTAAAGACAATACATCCGAAAATTGAGAATGTGCCTTTGGAAATCCAATACCCACTAACCATTCCCACAATTCTCTATAATTCTTTAATTCCTCATCTACTATGAATTGAATATTAAGAGTATCAAATGTCAGTTTATCACCAGCAAGTGGCATATCAGACATAGGTGTAGGAAACTGAGCTTCTCCCAAAGTAATGCCTGGTATATTTGCGTTAGTGCAAAACCAAGTGGTTAAGGGGAGTCGATCAAAGTTAATTCTCCATTGGCCAGGAGAAGCGTAATCGTATGTTGTTGGTTGACTTGTATCGGCCATAATTACCTCTACAAGTATTTAGGTAGGATTTGAGAGGGGAATCTCACCCCTCTCAAAGTTGTGATTACATTATGTTTGTAACCTTGGCACGCCTGTAGTAGCAGTTTGCACTAACGGCAAATGGGGCTACTGTAGACTGATCATTGATTGCACCAGTAGATCCTACTTTAGCAAATGGATTTTCAGCCATTCCATAACGTGTTTTGAAGGCAATCCTTGGTTGGAAAGTGTCTTCAGAAACCGCACGAACCATTTGTAATGGAACGTATGGGCAGTAGAACAATCCTGCATCGTATGCAGAAGCTCCACGGTATCCAGCGACATACCAATCACTTGCACCATCCGAGGCGGAAGCATAAGGATCGACATAGACTTTAATTCGTCCGTTGATTGTTCCGGCAAAAGTGCTACCAGTTGGATCAACATTCAAATTGCTCTGCATTGCAGGAGCATAGTCCAATACACCAGCCATTGACAGGGCAGATGCAGTATCAGCAGAACACATTATGAGGTTACCTTTACCTCGGCGAGTTCTGATTCCGATTGCGTTGCAATCTTTTTCAATTTGGAAAAGAAGTCCTTTGAACTTCTCAACTGACCAACGACCATTGGAGTCTGTATCTAGATCAAAGATTCCACCATTAGTTGTACCTTGGGCACCAGTTTCAGCGGCGATATAGATTGTACGAATAACTTCACGATTGATCTCTTGAAGAATCTCTTGACTCAGAATGTTAGACAGTTCTGATTCAGCATCAAGACCATGAATAGCTTTCAAGTCTTGTGCGAGTTCCATTGTGTAACCAGCACGCAAAGCACGAGACTTAGCAGTAACAGTTGCTTTCTCAATAGTGAATCCAACATCTGTAAAATTGGTTCCACTTCGTGTTTCAGCATCTGCTGTTGCTTCACCAGGCTTTACATTGTATGAACCAGGCGTATCAATACCATACGCATCTGGAATAGCTGCGTCTGTAGTAAGAGGGTCAGTTCCACCGTTAAGTGCGCCTGGGTTTGATCCAGTTTGTGCTTCGTTACTATAACCAGACTGAAAAGTATCAGCTTCGTCATGCAGAAGTTCTGCATTCGCAACAGCACCACCTGTAATACGAGATTTCATAGCGAAAATAAGTCCAGTTGGGCCGGACATTGGTTGTACACCACAAACATCGTAAGCAATTAAGCTAGGCATTGCTCGGCGTACTAATGAAATAAGAACTGGATCCCAGTTTGCAACTGCCGAATCAGTTTGCATTTCTGCTTCATTCAACACTTGGCGAGACTCTTTCAGTTCTCTTTCTTGGTTTTCCAAGATAACAGCGGTAACCGCACGTTTATACTGATCTGTGATCTCAGGGAGATCTGGGTGATTCAGTACTGGTTGCCACTTTTCTTGGAGTTGTTCTGAATTATACATATTTCTCCTTAAAAAGTATTCAGATTATTTTTTGTCACGTTTAGCATCTGTACTAATTGCACTTAAATACTGTGCCATTGATCCAGATGTTTCACCGTGTGTTTCAGTACTTCCTTCTTCAGTGAGAACTTTATCAGTCTTCACTTCTTTTTCGGCACCGAAATAACTCTCTTTAATCGTTTGAAGCTTCTCTTTGTAAGAATCTTCATCAGAGAATTCAACATCACCAACCAGACTTTGGAACTTCTCAGTTTCAGTATCAGTCATCCCATCAGCAATATCAGAAATCATGGACTCTTTTACAAGTTCACCCTTCTGCTTTTTCAACTGGATATTTTCTTCAATCTGTTTGTTAAGTTTCTCTTCTAACTCTTCGATCTTCGTCAAGTTAGACTCCAGAATGTCATACTTCTCATCTGGAACATCAATATAGTGGTCTTCAAACAATGCTTTCATACCACTAATAAAGTCTTCTGCAATTTCACCTTTGAGTCCACGCTCAATGGCTAATTGATTGTCTTCCATCCATTGTTCAACAACATAATTCATGTAGTCATCTACCTTCTCAACAAGGTCACCCATTGTTGATTCAGCCATGTCTTCCATTACCTTGTCGTTTTCTTCTTGAATTTTTTCAAGTTCTGCACGGACTTTAGTTTTTACTGCACTCTCAAAAATTGTTGCAGCTTTAGTTTTGAATTCTTCGGAAAGTTCTTCACCGTCTGTAAGAGCGGCTACATCATCAGAGACATCAAGTCCATCAACTATTTGATCAATGGATTCTTTCTTGACTTTTTTCTCTTCAGCTTCTTCTTCGTCTTCTTCTTCATCCTCATCTTCTTCATCATCATCTTGTTCTAAGATGTGAGAACCATAGAGTTTAGCTAAATCTTCTTTTTTAAGACCCTTCATATGGTCTACAAGACCTTGAAGAATTTCAGATTTCAGCTTAGGTACTTCTGCAATTTCCTCCACTTCTTCTTCAACATCTTCAGTTTCTTCAGCCGCCATAGGGGCTGTACCTTTAGTTTTTTCTGCTTTTGCAGTTGGTCCACCTTGTGGTTTCTGCATATCATGTGGTTGTTGCTTCAGCTTGGAATTGCTACCCTTTGTTGTAGGGGCTTTAGCTTCGTCTACCGATTCTTCCTCAACCACTTGTTCCATCTCTTTATTGAGTTCTTCAGACATATTTAAGTCTCCTGAGTAAATTTGTTAATTATATTTATAAAATTAGAGTTTTGAAAGGAACGATTCAAAGGCTTCTGCCTGTTTATTTGCGGAAGCGACACGATGAATTCTTGCGATTTCGGCTTCTTTTATGATTCCGTTGTCCCAAATCCATTCCTTCCCTTCCATAATTCCTTCCACAAACGCTTCTGGTGCAGATGGATCAGCAACGATATCTCCTGCTGTTGCAAGATAAAAATCGTCTTTGACATAATTTGTCTGACCCTTCTTTTCAAGTGTTCCCATTCCTCTACTAGAGACTCCAAGTTTTGCACCTGCATTTAGCAATTCCTTGACGATCTTCCCATTGGGAGTGTCTAGAATCTTTGCTTTCCCAATGATATTCTTACCATCGGGATATAATTCCTCAATTAAATGAGAAACCCTATCCAAATTGACCGTTGGCCCATCTGGATGACCTAGTTCTCCGAAAGCTCGTTTCTTCTCAACTAGTTCTTTACTATACCTTTTGACTTC